TATTGGATAATTACCTCTTTTTGCATTATTTTTTGTAAAAAGAATGTTAATACGTTCAGGAATAAATATACATGTGTCCTTAGAATATATTGTGTTATTTTTATATAATATATCTTTATCTAAACACATTTTTTCATTTCCGCATTCATAATAATTTTGGTTAAACCATTTTGAAAAATTCGACAAATAAAACCACTCATCATCTACTTCGCATTTTTTGTAGGTTGGATATCTTGATAAATCTATTTTGTTGTAACAACGCTTTAGCATACCAACCCAGTATAAATATTCTTTTGTAAATGAATTATCCTGTTTTATTATTTCATTTCCTACTATACCGTGATTAAATACAGTAGGTAAAAATGTATCAAATGTAGTACCCTTAATAAAATTGCTATATGCCTGATGATATACAATGTTGTTCGTATCTAAGAACTGAATATCAATATCTGTAGCACTTTTATATTTAATTATTTTCATTCTTTCACCCTGTTTATTAATAACTATCTGTCCAAGTCTTTCCTTTGCTTGTGATTCAGATATTTCAAACATAGGATTATCTATTTTTAAATGTGTTTCTTCTATTATATATTCTCCTTCCTACATTCGATTCATCACATCATAGAACCGAATTAAATACTCATATACATTTCTAGGAACTAATTCTTTAACCTTTTCAAATTCACCCTTTTCACATAAATCTCTAACCAAACTTGAAGAAGTATGATTTTCTGGTATCTGAATTTCTGTGAAGTGATCTTTATATTCCATAAGATTTGCTTCTCTTAAAGCAGTCTCAAGATTCTGACCTTCTCTCACACATGCTACAAAATTATATTCCTCAACAAACGGTTTCCAATTATACCAAGTTGTAAGTGTTTCAATATTATCCATTCCTAAACATATATAATATTCATTAAAGATATAATCTTTTTCATTCATATCTCTTATCTGAGTAATAGTATTGTATGTCCTCTGTGGAAAGAAGCTGGTTGTTTCAACTTCGGATGCCCACATATTATTTTCCTCACAATTTGGCATTGAATTAATCAGCGACACTCGACAATATCCAGGTATCAAAGTCTTTTTCTTCGCAACATATGTATCATGTGCAGGAATAAACAATATAGCATCAGCATTAACCGCTTTTTTAGCAGTCAATGCCATATCAACATGGGCGTTAGTAATTGGATTAAAACTTCCTGGTATAAGTAAAATTTTATTCATGATTCATTCTCCAATTAATACATCTCTTTAAATAATCAACATAATCAGGGTTTTTACACATACCTTTACCTTCTACATCAGACACTTTTGCAACATCCATACCATTACATTTAGTGGTTTTCATTACAATATTTAAAGCAGGAACATCTGTATCATTACTCAAATAAGTACCAATTCCAAATGCAACGTTTACTCTATCATGGAAGTGTCTGAATAACTTATCAGCTCTTTCAAAATCAAGACTGTCACTAAACAGAAGTGTCTTTGTCTTAGCATTGATACCAAGCGACTCATAATGATTAATCATCTTTTCACCCCATTCAATCGGATCGCCACTATCATGTCTTACACCACTGAATAATGTTGCATATGTCAACTGAAAATCTTTCAAGAAACAATCAGTTGTAATTGTATCTGTGAGCGCAATACCATTTAATACGCCATACTCTCTAATCCATGCGTCTAAGGCATACCAGTTTGAATATGCTGGATTGTGCTTGTGGTTGCCCTGACCAGAACACATAATCCATTCATGAGCCATAGTTCCAACAGGCGTAAGATTGTATTTCTTTGCGAGATATACATTAGATGTACCAACAAACTTAGATGGACTATGCAATGTATCATTCAAATGTGAAAACTTCTCAACAGCTAACTCCTGTGCTTCAGCAGAAAGTCTTCTTCTAAGACCAAATTCAGAAAATGTACCAGCGTACCAATGACCGCTTCTGAGATTTTCGTACTTTTCATTTAATCTCTTTTTGAAACTGTCAAGCAATTCCTCATAGTTATATGCCATTCTGAAATATACTTCGTTTACAATCGCAAGTGTAGGAATCTCATACATAGATGTATTAAGCCATGTACCAAATGTTTCGATAGAAAGACCACAATCTGAATCTGTTGTAATCTCAAAATCCTCATATCTTGGCTGCCACAATCTCAGAAAATCAACATATGAACCTTTCATCCATTTGATATTATCAATATAAGTAAGTTCATCTTCTGTGAATCTCAAACCACAATATAATTTAATCTGTCTGCGAATCTCTTCTACCATTTCTGGTGTAAAATGAACATCCTTATTACGACATTTAAAACTCCAAGTGGTTTTATAATCACTAAACTGATGATAAATAGCCTGTCCCATACTGAATTTATACATATCGGTTTCTAATAAGCTGTTAATAATCTGCTCCATATTATTTTCCTTCTTTCTTGATTTGATTAAATATTGTTCTAATATCATATTCTCTGTTTTCGTACTCATAAAACAGATTAATGTACTTATCAATAAAAGCCATGTCATTTGGATGCATTGCAATTGGTTTACTTTTCTTAGATTCCCACCATTTTAATTCCTTCTCAAAATTAAATGATTTACCATGATATGCTCTACCTGCTCCAAGATAATCACAAAGCATTTCTTTTTTATACTTCATTGGCATTTCAATAGGATTTCCACCATTATCAAAATTGTCTTGCCAATACTCGTAATGATGTTTATTTCTTCCCTTGTGATGCATCCAAGCTGCCGACCAACCATTCTCTTTCTTACAAGCATCTATTGGACTTGAAGTACCTTGATAATATTTAACACTCTCCCAAAATTCCGTTGGAGAAAATTTAGATAAATCATGTACTAACCCTTGAAATGGAATTCCCACTTTACAGCAATAGTAGAACACCCAACGTTTATGAGTACAGACTTTCTTAAAATGTCTGAAAGTATTAATGATATAATTCTTACACTTCATTATTCTCTCCAATCTTTCTATACTCCGTGTATACTTTGTTCTCACAGTAGTACAAGTTATAATCACATTGTTCAATGTACCACCATAACTTCTGATGTCCTTCTCTAAGATATTCTCTACAATAATCTGTTTCTTGATAGTGATCATCTACCATCTGTCTAAAACTCAATTCATCAATAATATCTGAGTTATGACAATACACTGCTATTCTGTTAATTAAATCCTCTGTGAAACTTTTCGTGACTACGAATACGACTCTTACGATTTCATGATAAGTACGCTTAATAGACTTTAACTGTTCAAAATCGTGTAAATGATATACAACTCTGTCAAAGTAAGGATATGGTGCAGACTTCACATTTGGCATACTTGTATGTAATTCTGTCTTAACTTTTCCTAATGTAATATCAAAAAACTTTTTATACCACTCAATGTTATTCTCTAAATTCCATAATGGATCTCCACCACCAGATATTGATACCCAATTACATTGATTTTTCTTAATCTCCTCTTCCAAAGAGTTCAATCCATCAATCGTACTCTTTGGAATCTGAAGATTATTATTCTTTACAATGCAATATGGACATGAATAGTGGCATCCAAAATTGGTTATCACACTCATGTACTTATCCATATTTTATTCTCCAATCACTTCAATCTGACACATCTTCATAGTTGCTAATGCAGCCTTGTGAGTATCAGGTGTCACACCTGCGCAACAGCTTGCATCTACTGTAATATCAATCTCAGGATAAGTTGCTCTAATAATAAGTGCATTTGAAACCACACAGATATCGGTGCATAATCCGCAAATCTCAACGCTTTCAAATCCAAAATCCTTCCAATTTAACCAACCGAATGTAGGCTTATCAACCAGAATATCGTTCTCAATATCAAAATCTAGCTTATCTGAAATCTGCCAACCAATAGTATTCTTTACACAATGAGTAATAGGGAGATACTTACCCTCATATGTTTCTAAGTAATTCTCAGGATGTGTATCTCTTGTAAAAATTACCTGCTTACCAGCATCCTTATACTCCTTAATTTTCTTTGCTACATTTGATACAATCGCCTGTGCTTCCTTTGTGCCAAGTGTTCCATCAATAAAATCATTCTGCATATCTACTACGATTAATGTTTTGCTCATTTTGTTACCTCTTTTCTTTATTTTTATATGTATTTATTCTCTGAAAACTCAGAAGAAATTCCGCTTTCCTGCCAACTTCATATTCTGTTATTCTCTGTTTAATTACATATAACAAGCAAAGTTCCACTTCCCATAGCTCCATTACTTCTTGTGGATATTGTAGGAGCAAAATCTTTCACTTCTGTTCCGTTATAAACATCGAAATATTTTGGAAGATAACCTTTTTCTTCATAAAATTTTTTATACTTGTCATTAACCCATTTACTTCTCGTTAATTCAAAATCATTTATAGCAGTATATTTATCACCACAAGCAGAACTTAATCTGCTTGCGGATTTATAAAATTTCCAGAGTTGATTCCTTCATATAATCTATTCAATGCTATCTCGAATGCGCCGATCCCAGAAAAGAAACTACTTAATCTCAAATCCTCAAAAAGATATGGCATAGCCTTATATAATTCAACCAATATGTAATATAAGACATCTACTACGATGGAGTTTCCTGCTTGCTTGTACAATTGACTGTTACTTACCATCTTCTCAGCAGCTTCAAAATTCTCATCTGAAAATCCCATAAGTCTAAAACACTCCTTCGGAGTTAATTTTCTGATTCTAATAGGTGATTCAATTCTACAAACCCCTGTCTCAGTTGCAGTAATTGTTGGACAAATCTGACCATTTTCCTGAACTCTACCTCTTCTTGTTTTAGACTCTGGATATGATAAATCAGCTACGCCACCAAATTCACATTCAATATATCCTTTCTTAGTTGCTTGGCGAATTGCAATCTTATTGCCCTCACCCTTATTTGTTGTAAGAGTCGGTGCTAACCCATTCTCGTCAAACACATTACCATTCATACCTTTGCCAGATGGGTTTACATTTCCTAATTGAACAATTTTGGGTTCAAGTCCACCTCCACCACAACAATTTAAAGCTGGACTACAACCCTCCGATGAATAAATCCTTCCTCTTTGTGGATTGTCCCAATTTCCTGTACTAACAATATTCCCAAGTTGCTTGACTCTATTATCATTTACAAGACGTGGATCTTTATAATCTCTTGCTGTTAAAGTAGGACAGAAATCATTATATTCTCTTGATTTTCCTTCTCTTTTAACCTGACAAGCATCGTATAATAAAGCGTCTTCGTTATTGAGATTTGTTAAAAATCTCTGAACCTTATCTTCTGAGATATAAAACTTCTCATCAACATTCTCTTCAAGAATATCTTTTAATCTCATTCCATTATCAAATGGTTCAGGATATGTAAATTTGCCGTTATCCAATTCTTTCTTAATAAAAATCAGATAGACACGCTCTCGATTCTGAGGAATACCATAATCTTTTGCATTGAGAACTTTCCAGTACACATTGTATCCATACTCGTCCAACTCATCTGTGAACATCTTGAATGTATCTTTAAACTGCTTTCCCACAATATTCTTTACATTCTCGTACATACCGAAATTCGGTTTATTTGCTCTAATAACTCTCAGATACTCTACCAAAAGAGATGAACGAGTCTTCTCAATGTTATTACTTCCGCAGTATGGACACTTATCTCTTTCTGACCAATGAACTGTCAGTGGGTTATATTCATATCCACAATCTTTACAAGTCCATACAGAACCTTTCTGCTTACCAGCGACCGAAAAATCCTGACAGGGCGATCCTCCGCAAATCATGTTAAATGGTTCAAGTTTTGTTTCATCAACCTTAGTAATATCACCAAGATTTTTACTTCCATCCTCATTGTGAATAGCACAATAAGAGGTTGTTGCATATTTATCGAACTCACAGAAGTTCACTAACTTCCAGTTCTTCTCACAATAATTATTTTTTTCTTTATTCTCTGTCAAAATCCTTTAATCTACAGAGATTGCGCAATCATTTATCCTAGAATTTACTGTTAAATCCTTTCTTCTTAATTATTTTGTTGTAAAATCCTATGGAATTTGCACGTCTGCAAAAACCATAAGAAAAAAATATTTCTTGTTACTTTTTTGGAAAATTTGGCTGATCAGCCTTTGAATAGAAAAGTTTGATATTACAATTTGATTATTTCATTAAAGCAGTTATCCTTTAGAATCCCTTCAATTTTCCCAATAATATCCCACTCTGCAATATCTCCTTTATTGGAATATGTATAAACATTTGTTTTATTAATTCTAATATCATACCAAAAAGAGTTATTACAACTATGATCAATATAATATCCTTCTATAATTCCCAACAACAAACAATCTTCTGTTTTAAAAATAACTACATCACCAACATCATATTCACTTGTATATTCTTCAATAATTTTTCCCATAATTTTCGCCTTTCTATATTAGATTATTCTCTACTTGAAATTTCTTTAATTCATCTTGAATCTTCTTCGTTAAAAGACATGTTTACTACTGGAACGACATTTGCATTCAAATTAACATCACCAACAATAGCCTTATCAAACGCTTCTAAAAACATTTCTGCGATTTCCTTTTCATAAAAACCACACATTCCATCACAGTTAATATCTGCAATTACTCTTGAAAAGAAATCTTTGAACTTATCAGCGATAAAATCTCTTTCATATCCTTTTGGAATATCAATTGTTAATTTCACTC